CCTCTACCAAAAGCTTTATTCTTAACTTTCTTAGTCATATTACGCTGATTTCGATTCATTTTAATAAGCCAGCCTAACTGGCGTCATCAATCCAAGTAACTTAATCCTTGTTCATTGGAATATTCATTCAATTGGATGTCCGAAACAAAGTTTATAGGATCTGGACTCTCTATTATTTGTTTTTCTATCAATAATTGATCAGCTATTGAAATTTTGAATCTAGTAGCATAAAATTGTCTAGCTTCTTGAGTTACTTTAATAGGAAAGTCATCTTTTAATTTTTCAAGTTGCTTAAACAATCTTTCATTATACCACCATCTGTCTATTTTGACATTATTATGATTTGCTTTTGGGAAATTTTTCTTTATATAATTAATCAACGTTACGGACAATACAGCTGCTATTGCAGTATATTTACCTAAGCAATACAATGACATACTTTTAGCCAACAACAGTTCAACAGTTTTGATGTGTTTACAATTAAAGTATTGTGTATGTAGGTTCCATGACAAATTACTAATACAGTGAGGTCCTATAATAGCCAATTTGTTTACATGTTCATAATAAATACTACAAAAATCAGCTTCGTCAATATTTTTTAAATACTTAAATTTAATTTTAAACCCTAAATTTTCAAAATCTTTAGATGTTAATGAATTATTGGAAAGCCCAAAAAGTCCATCATCACCTTCAACAATTCCATCCACTTCTATATGCTTTTGCTCACATAGGAAAAGTATGTTCATCAAATTGGAGAATGAGTTAGCTAAAGAAGTCCACATCTCTCCCGACATTCTCGTTCCAATAGTAGAAAAGCGGTATTGGCCATTAACTGCTATTATCTTTTCACATCTGGGACAAATGATATCATCTTTAATCGTATAATAAACCTTTAAAACATCATTAAGAATTTCAGGGTTATTTTTAAGCATATACCTAAACAACTCACATTCAACATTATCAGTGTATTCTGGGCTGAATCCTGATTCAAATGAGCTATAATCAGTCTGTAAGAAAAACTTAAAATGAGAAAACTTATCAATTAATAATGGAACACCCATAATATCCTTATGTTTGATAAAATAATGAGAAACAAAAAATTGACTTTCTATTAATCTTATGTAAGGACCAACTTTTACTTTAAAGTTGTCTGTTCTTGCATTAATAAATCGCAAAATTTTTGGTTCCTG